TACAAAGAAAGATTTACCTGCAATTGCTGGTGCTGTAGCTAAAAGGTGTATCAATATTCTATCAGAAGAAGGTGTACAAGCTGACCAAAAAGCAGTATTAGAAGTTGTAAGGCAGTATTTTCCAGATAATCGCCGTATCATAAATGAATTACAAAGGTATGCTAATATATCTGGTAATATCGATAGTGGTATTATTAGTCTAGTAAATACTACTAAAGTTAAAACACTAATCAAATATATCAAACAAAAAGATTTTAAATCATGTCGTCAGTGGATTGCTGATAATCCTGACCCTGATAGTTTGTTTGAAGATTTTTATCGTAATATTAATGAGTATGTAGAAGCTAGTTCTATACCTAATCTTATTCTAATTATTGGTGAATATCAGCATAGAGCAGCTTTTGTAACTAGCCAAGAAATTAATTTGGCCGCATTCGTAGTAGAGGTTATGAAAAATGTCAAGTTCAGTTAATATAATTAGCTACACAAACGGTGAGAAAGCTAACTTACAAGAGTTAGTTGCTTACACTGCAAGAGTATCAAACCCTGATAATCAAGATAATGCTGAAACAGCAGATAAGCTACTCAAATATCTTATTAAGCATAAACATTGGTCACCATTTGAAATGGTAAACATTTGTTTAGAAATTAAAACAACAAGAGATATTGCAAGACAAATTCTAAGACATAGAAGTTTTTCATTCCAAGAGTTTAGTCAAAGGTATGCGGTTGCACAGGATTTTACTCTTAGAGAAGCTAGAATGCAAGACCATAAGAATCGGCAAAATTCTATAGATAATGCTGATATGGATTTACAGAAAACTTGGGAACGCAAACAACAGGGTGTTATTGATGAAGCAAAATTAGCTTATCAATGGGCACTAGATAAAGGTATTGCAAAAGAACAAGCAAGAGCAGTTTTACCAGAAGGAAATACTATGTCAACACTATATGTAAATGGTACATTACGAAGTTGGATTCATTATATTGAGTTAAGAAAAGATGCGAGTACACAAAAAGAGCATAGAGATGTGGCTGAAAAATGCCTGGAGCAAATTGTTAGAATTGTTCCACTCTTACAAGATAAGTAGGATATACTTTTTTCTAAGTACACACTATCCTAGAGCCCGTGCTAAGCGTATTGGTTATAACGAAACACACCCATGCTATATTATTAGACGTGGTAATTACTTCTATGCATGGGAAAAAGGTACATATTATAATAGCCATAGACGTATATCAAAGTTTAGAGGCCTTAAGCTGGGATTGGGTGACTATGGCGCATCTTTTGGTATGATTAACGGTTATAGGCCTAAAAGTTGGATGAGAAAATTAATGTGGAATGGTGAAATGCCGTATGTACTGTTTCACACAAAGTCAGCATTTCATATACCAGCATTCTTAGTATTTCCTGGGCAGTGGTGGATTGTATGTAAATATCAAGAAAAGACTATGATGGGACAGTATAAAGATTTAGTAGCACATTGGAGGACAAAGAAACGTAATGCAAATAGATTTATTTGGAAACGTGATAAAAGAGACGGCTGAAGAGTCATATGAAGTAAGTAAACCATCTCCATTTGACTATATCAAATCAATTGGTAATAAAAAATGGCGTGATGATTTACATGGCTATGTCAAATATGTAATCAATTTAGCTTTTTCTATGAGAAGTGATACAGTTCATTTTGCAAATGAGATGAACAAATACGATAATGTATCTGAATTAGAACAATATTCATTTTATTTTCATGGAATGCCTAAAAATAGCTACTTTGCTAAATGGCAGAAGATGCAAAAGACTGATGGTGTTGATGAAGTAGCTGAGTATTATGGTATTTCAAAAAGAGCAGCAGTAGAATACTGCAAGGTACTAACACCAGAACAGTTGAAAGAAATCAAAAGCTCTGATAAGCATGGTGGTAAAAACCCCGTCAAATAAATAGAATCTGGCGTATCTAACTTAACCTTTTGGAGATTATGTTAGAGAACTTATTAGAGATTCAACTCAAAGAGCGAGATGACTTCCTAAAAATTGTAGAAACTTTGACTAGAATTGGACTAGAAAGCAAAGACAGAAAGTTAGTCCAAACCTGTCATATACTACACAAAAAAGGAAAGTATTATCTATGTCATTATAGAGAGTTATTTAAGCTAGATGGCTTTGACCGTGAGATAACACAGGAAGATGTTGCTCGTAGGAACGGTATTGCTAAATTGCTTGAAGAGTGGAAACTATGCTCAGTGGTAGGCAACCCAGAACCTGCTTCTTTACAAAAAGTTAAGATAATTCCTTTCAAAGAAAAATCAACTTGGACACTAAAAGCTAACTATACTATAGGTAAAAAACCAGCCAAGTAGTATAATATTAGTATGTCGGAATACTACACAAATGTGGCCATGCATGGTCAAAATCTGCTTGTTCGTGGGATAAGAGATGGTGAAGAATTCCGTACAAAAATCAAATACGACCCAACACTATACATACAATCAGCCAAAGAAACAGGCTATACAGATATCTATGGTAATCATCTAAAGCCTTTAAAATTTGATACAATACCCGATGCTCGTAATTTTGCAAAGCAAAATGAAGAAACAAATCTAAAAGTATATGGTTTCCCATTTTACAATTCACAATATTGTATTGAAAACTATCCCAATGCTGAAAATGATTGGAAGCGTGAAGAGATTAGAGTATTCACTATTGATATTGAGGTAAGTTCTGAAGAAGGTTTCCCAGAGCCTGATGAATCTAAATATCCAATCACAGCCATTTGTGTGCATGACAGTTTAAGGGACAAATTCATTACATTTGGCAATGGTGACTGGTCAAGAAATGAGTCTGTGTTGCCTGAAGAATTAGTTGATAAGGTATTTTATGTACCATGTAATTCAGAGAGGCAAATACTAGAATACTTCTTAAAATATTGGTGTGATAACATTCCACAGATTGTGACTGGCTGGAATACACAAACTTTTGATATGCCATACATTCATAATCGTATGGTAAAACTAGGTTTTGATGTTAAAAGGCTATCACCTTGGAATGTCACAAGACTCCGTGAGTTTCCAACCAAGCAAGGCACTCAGCTCAGGGTAGAAATCATGGGTGTAGATGATATTGATTATCTAGACCGATATAAAAAGAATGCAGTACAAGAATCATATCGATTAGACCATATTGCTAATATCGAACTTGGTGAAAAGAAACTTGACTATGAAGAAGCAGGTACATTACATAGACTGTTCTTTGATGACTTTAATAAATTTATCGACTATAATATTCAAGATACTAACCTTGTCAAAAGACTTGATGATAAGATGGGTTTGATAGATGTACAAATTGCAGTGGCATATAAAGCTGGTATTAATTATGAAGATGTATCTGGTGTAGTTAAAACTTGGGATGCTTTGATTAATCGTGAAATGGCAGCTGAAAATAAGATACCACCAACTACATTTCCTAAATATAGTTTGACTGAAGCTATTCCTGGTGGTTATGTAAAATTACCACAAGTTGGTAAGCATGGTTGGGTAGCATCTTTTGATTTAAATTCTCTATATCCACATTTGATTATGCAATACAATATATCTCCAGAAACTATTATGGATAAATTGCAAGTGTGGCCTGATATATCTGAAGATAAACGTATGCGTGACTTTTTGCATAATAAGCCATTTAAAAATCCAGGTGATTATGCTGTAGCTGCATCTGGCTGGTGTTTCAAAAAAGACCATGAGGGTATGATTCCAAGGGCCATGCGTAAATTATATTCTGAACGTAAAAAGATTCAGGGTATTATGAAGCAAGCACAAAAAGACGGTAAAGACATTACTAAATTACACCTGGCACAATATGTTAGAAAGATATTACTTAACTCAGGTTATGGTGCAATCACAAACAAATATTATAGATGGTTTGACCCAAGGTTAGGTTCATCAATTACTTTATCTGGCCAATTTGTAATTCAACGTGCTGAACAAGCAATCAATCGTTATCTAAATAAGTTGTTAAAAACAGACAAGGTTGATTATGTTATTGCAATAGACAC